ACACACCTACTACTTGTTCACCCTTAAAGATTACATACCATAGAAGATAAGCTACAACAGCGATGGATTTACCACTCTGACGACATGCCAGAACGATATTGAATCTATGTGCTTCGAATGATTTAAACATATCCTCTTGATACGGATATAGCTTAAAGGGTATTAAACCTTTATCTAAATGGATTACCTTACAATATTTCTTTGCAAAGTACTGAGGTGAATCTAAACATTTCTTATATTCAACTAGTTCTTTCTTAGTCCATGGATGGTCTACATCGGCACCCCTTACATTAGGATTACCTAGGTAGTTAGTTTCTCTACTCATTCTTTAAATAAATCTGGCTCCTGTTCAATTACTTCCTCATCACGTAGCATTTTTTGTAGTTCGGCTGTAGAGCCTATGAATACATTATTGTTGGTTGCTCCAGCGGTAAGTGCTGGAACTCCTTCATCTGATTTGTCCACTTCCTTTTTAGTCTTGTGGAGTTTTAGAATCTTTTCGCCTATCTCAGCGTTTTGTTTGATCAACTGACCAAGAACCTCGAATGCTCTTGGGTGTTCTGATTCGCGGGCAAGTTCTAACATAAGCTCTATCGCTTCGTCACCTTGTCCCGCTAAATCAAATAAGTCTCTTCTTACACGTTCGTAATCGTCATCGACTTTACTCGTGCCAGTCAATCCCTTCTGGTTCGTCGCCATGTTCATGGTCATCGTCATGTTCCTGTGGGTTTTCATAATCTGTATTCCATAAGTCTACTACTCCATACTGTGCACGGCTATCATCTTTATTACCGCCCATGTAAGGGATAGCAAGTTTTTCGTCTATTAGTACTTGGTTAGCATCTTTACCGTTAACCATAATCGTACCTAATACTCTTCCGAACTTTCCTTTTTTCATTTCAGCAGTGTGAAGAGTAAACTCTCCATCTGTTTCTGCCAATAATTCTATTAGCCTGTGCTTAGAAGCCATACCCCAAGATTTCTCTTGTAGGTTTCTTGTTCTACTCTCAGGTGTATCTATACCCATTAAACGGATGCGATCTCTCATGATCATGTTAAATCCTAAATGAATATCTGCATCAATGGTATCACCATCAACGACTCTTACTAATTGTGCTTTAAATTCATGTGCCATTGTATTCCCCTGTTATACGTCAGTATTAAAAAAGTCAATCGTTTCTGTGTAAGGAGCTGCCGATGTACCGTCTACTTTTTGTGTCTCAAACTTACTTGAAGTAGGATCAACACTATCTGAATAATCAACTTCAGTATGTAGAATTTGCTTGCCCTTACCTATTCCTCTATAATAACGAATACGAGTTGAGAACTGTAATGTATATACTATAGCCCTTCTCGTAACTAAATCACCTTCATAATCATCATTTAATGTAACACTCTCTAAAATAATCGGAGTGTCAGTTGTCAAATCCATTGCTGGAATATCTTTTACGGTTACTGTATATTCAGGTTGGAACATTGGCAGTATCTGTTCTAATATTTGTAGACCTTCATCTTGCGTTGCTGCAAGTATGTTTAATTCAAATCCAACTTTATATACAGCTGGCGAACCTAATTTATTTAATTGTAGTGAATCACCTACTATAGCTTTTGTATAATTCTTATGTTTAGATACACGTGCGTTAGCATCGTATTCCATAGATGATATTTCAAATGACATACGTGGTAATTTAATTGCTACCTTCGGATCACCGCCTTGCTCTGTTAAACGTGCAAGAACTTTAGATCGTGGTGCATAAGCAAGAGGTACTTTAATTTTACCTGTTATCTTACCTGAAACATATTTCATGACCTCTAGATCATTGAACAAAGATCCAAATACGGATACCATTCTACGTGTTGATTGATTATACCAATGATTCTCGAACATTATGGATCTCCAAACGGATTAGTTTCAGTGAAGTCTATAACATCATCACCTTCAAATTCGAATTCATCATTGTCAGCATATTCGTCTCTGTTGTATTCAGTCTTCGTTGTGCCTGTTAAGTCAAGAATAATCTTCCTTGATGCACCTGATGTTTGACCAACAAGTAAACGTGTTGCATGTGCTTCGAATTGTTTAAATGTTCCATCACCATTTGATGATTGATGTGGAGATACAAGTGTTACTGTATAATTTTCTGTATCAATTACTTCATATCCAGCAACCTTACCTATACAATTAATATAAGCACTAGAACCATCAGTACCACCGGTCCACTGATGTACGAACTCACCGATCTGGAAGTGGTTAGTATTGGCTGCTGCAAAGGTATTGTATGAATAAGCGTTAGCATACACTAATTCTACGTTATCTATTTCAGGCATACCAGTATCAAAGTTTTGACCGTTGTATTCAAACAACTCAGCGGTAAGGGTATACGTAGGAAGATCTTGTAATTGATAGAAAGGTTTCTTAGGTTCTACATACTTGATCTCAAACAATCTATCTGTCATTGTCATGTATATAAGATCACCTTCTGAAGGCAAACCAAGTTCTACATTACCTAATGATTCAGCAAGGTTCTGACCTACAACGTGATCCCAACGTTTCTTAGGTATTACAAATGTACCTTGGTCACGAATCTCTAAACCGAATTTACCTAATAGATTACCATCACCTTCAAATCCTTCGGTGTTTAATACAAAGCATTCTATTGGATAGGCATGACGATATTGATTTATTGTTTCATTGAGAAGAGCATCTTCAGCTAGTTGTTCGACGGGTATGTATACTACATCTTGACCAAACATTTTAATGCTTTCAAGTACTAGATCCTCATAAAGGTTCTGTTCAGTTCTTACAGCACCAGAAAAGTATACGCTTGTTGCCATTAATTATCCCATTATGAAGTTATCAGGAGACATCCATGTCAGCCTAACTTCTTCTTCTAATCGTTGAAGTTCCTCGATTGCATCATCAAACATTTGACGACCATTCATTGTTATACCACCTGGAAGTTGGAAGCCTTCAAACTTCATCATGTTTGCTCCCCATTGACGTTTGATTAATGCGGTAAGATATTTCTTTAAATATAAGTCATTAAAAACATCTGTGTATGTTGAAGGATCTATAATTGTATATACTTCCAATACAATGAACTCTCCAGCGATTAACTCACCAAATCCTTCATCCATATGAACTCTATTCATATGTCTACTAAAACGTATATGTTCTTCACTATTTAATCTGTGATCTATTAGTGACAGTTTTTGTTGTGCTGCTTCATATTCTTGAAGCTGTGCACCTAATCCTTGTAGCATGAATATATCATTCATACGCATATGATAACCCATGTCAAATAATGAACTACCTGCTGTAGCATTAATTTTTAACATACGGATAATAGATGTAATACCATCAGCAACTGTAATATAATTATTAGTTAAATCTGTTGCTGTGATTTCGTGTTTTAAATATTCACGAATTACACCGTCTGAATGAAATGTTTGATAGAACTGTAGTGCGTCATCAGTACGATCTTCTATCTGATCGTCATCGACATTGATTTCAATTACTGGTGCACCTAAGCTTCTTAAGCAGTAATCTTGTAATGTTGTTCTTGTATTAGGTACAGCCATATCAATTCCTTATCTATATACACTTATTTATATAATTACGACAACCCATTAGTGTAATTTAAAGAACTGTGCGATCCTCTCTTGAGTTTTATTGTCAGTAGCTTTAGTATGATGATTGTCTTCGTATATTTCTATTGCTGCTGTGATCATCTCTTGGCCACCTTTGGCTAACTGTACAAAGTTATAATCCTTTGAAGTCTTACTATGAAGATGAACAAATGCTAAAGCTAACATCTGATCATAAGTTAACAGCTCCATTTCTTCGCTATGCACATATGGCCCTTTGACAATGGCAGCAATACTACTATCACTATCCCTTACTTTAGTTTCTAAAGTATTATGCCAGTAGGGGTATTTCATTTTTGTACCACCAAAAATAGAGGTACTATTTTTATATCCTGGTGGTTGCCAATCTCTTCTTCCTAAAATACTTCTAGAATTAAATTTCTCTATATGATATCGATAACGAATCACAGCAGTTAATACACTAGGTTCTGTAAATTGCACATAGCCATGTGCTGTACTATTAGCATTTGTTGCATTAAATTTCCAATCAGATTCTAATCCAACTAACTCATCCATCATCCAAAGAACATTGGAAGCAAATGCATTATAGTCAAAGTTATTAATATCCGCAGCGGTTAAGCCATGAGTATATCCTGCACTACCTCTTTGGAATCTTAAGATTTCATCGTATACCATCATAGTAGCCTCGGTCATATATGACCCGGTAGTATGTGTTCCTAGGTTTGATTTAGCCGTATAGTCTGAACTAGTTGCTAGTGCGTGTGTTGTTGCAGCTGCTGGTATTGTAAGTAATGCGCTCATGATCAAGAGTCCCAGTATTATCTTTTCTTTAATGTAGGTTTATTCCTTCTTTGATTTACATCAGCAGGATTCATACCCATTTTCTCAGCATCACCATATTTTTTCATTGCTTTATCAAGAGATGCTTTCCTACGCTTTGCACGTTTCATTGCAGCAGGTCCCATTTCAGCAAAGGTATCACCCTCATCACATCCACCTTCGTGAACTTTACCACAGTTTTCACATAATGCAGCATCTTCAGGTACACAGTTATTTACTGGTTTACCACCTTTACCTTTCTTCATGCCGGCTTTTTTATAACCATCCCAGCAATCCATCTCCCACAATCTAAAGTTTTGCATTAGTAACCGTATTTAGCCATTAAGTTTTCTTTATCATCTTTCTTTTTCTTAGACTTGCCAGTAGGATTCATATCAACAGAAGCACCTGTAGCGTTAGCAGCAGTCTCACCCATTATTCGGCTATTAGCACCTTTAATAATTTCGTCTATGTCACCATCGTACGCATAGTTAGCATCAATGTTATCCATTGCTTTCTTAGCATTACCTTTAGCAGCCTTAATCTTTAGAGCTTCACGTTTAGCTTTTGCTTCAGCTCTTCTCTTCATTGCTTCTTTAAAGCCAACCGTTCTACGATCAACACTAACAGATTCTTTAGCATGATACGCTGCATTCATTTTCTTAGATGCATGTAACTTTTTACCGTCTTTATCTTTATGTGCATTCATCTTACTATAAGTTTCATTAGCTGTCTTAAGCATAGCCATTACTTTCTTATCATTAGATAAACCTTTCCTAATTTTTTCAATCGCTGCTATAGCTGCTTCCATATCACCTGAATTCTTTGAAGCTATAGCTTGGGCTTTTTTTAAGTCCGCAGAGTTTGCCTCTCCTAAACTCTTACCGGTTGCTAATTCATCTTCATCAGGGTTAAGAGTTGTCTCTGGATCTAAATCATCAGGATCATCATATGTTTCTTTATAAACATATCTCTTATCACCAGCTTTAAATTTTTTATAGGCAGGAGAGTTAGTATCTTTATCAATTTTAGTCACCACCATCTTCTTAGATTCCATAAGCTCAGGATATAAATCTTCAATGTCTTCATCGTCCATATCATAGTCTTGAGATTGTAGGTAAGCTAAGATCTTTTGCTTATCACCTGAAAGCATAGCACCATCGCGATGAGGTTTAATAGTGACTTTATACTTTGACTTTGCATCTTTTACTTCTGCAGCATTTCCATCCCAATTAATATCAATCCCAACTTTACCTCTACCAGCTTTAAGCTTTGAGGCTTCTTTAACTTCCTCAGCTTTTTCATTATCTCCATCCCAGCCTTTATCGATAGCATCAAAGAAAGATTTTTTCTTATCGCCTTTAAGTTCTGATGGTGATGATACTCCAAATTTCTTTAGAAGTCCATTGAAGAATTTTTGATAGGCTTCTTTACCACCTGATGCTTCTCTAATTTGACTAAGTGTTTTCATATTATTCCTTGTTTTTGTCTCTATTAAAATGGTTATCCATCATTACTTGGATTCTTACTAACTCTATCATGATCTCATTATACCGTTCGGTAGATGCGATTCTGTATTCTGTATTTACTTTAACATCGTTGAGCATATTCTCTTGAGTGTTA